TGTCCAAAGTGGTATTACCTATGAAGGTGTTATTACTAAAGTTGTTAATAACGACTTTCCTTTTATCGAAGGTAAATTTTACGAAATAGATGACATTGGTCAAAGAGTTGATGACTTAAGGTTCAATACAACAGTTTATGCAAGAGACTTTAAAGGTCTAAAAATGGAATGGTGGTATGAAGGACAAGGTGGAGACAACTCTGCAATAGGTTGTAGTGGTTCATGGGAGACACTTGTAGCTTAATGAAATATCTTAAAGAGATTACAGATTGGGAAGTATCCAATCACACTTATATGGTCAATGATGCTGGACACTTAGTTGGATACATCAAGACTGGGACTAAAGAAGAGATTATCTTCAAATCCCCAATGAAACAATTTTCAAAATCAAGGAGAAAGTTTGTTGAACTTAAAAAATAAATTTGACAATGCCCCTCACTTTTTAGTATACTAACAACATGACAAATAAAATTAAAAACCAAAAAGACCAACTCGCAAAACTAATGGCAACTGAAGACATTACAGTTGTCCATAGAAATATACCAACTGCATATTTTGATATCAAGAATAGAATCCTTGCATGTCCTACTTTCAAGGATGATATATCAAATGAATTATATGACTTATTCATGGGTCATGAAGTTGGTCATGCATTACACACACCATATGAAGGTGTTCATAGTGCATTAGAAAAAAACAGAACACTTAAAGGATATCTTAACGTTGTTGAGGACGTTAGGATTGAGTCTGCAATCAAAGATAAATTTGCAGGACTTAGAAAGTCTTTCTATACTGCATACAACGAACTTATGGAAAGAGACTTTTTTGGAATCAAAAACAGAAACTTACAAGAACTTTCATTGATTGACAAAATCAATCTTATTACTAAGGTTGGTTCTAGAGTTTCAATACAACTCACTGATGAAGAACAAGTCTTTTTAGACAAGTGTTATGCATGTAAAACTTGGGAAGACGTTGAGAGAGTTGCAAATGAAATCTACGAATGGTCAAAAGAAAATGAGACAAGAGACGAGACTGATGAAAGTCTAGTTCCTCAATCAATTGATTTTGACGGTGATGAAGATGAAGACGAAGATGGAACTGAATCAGAAATGGATTGGGATTCTGAAGAGAGTGACGAAGAGTTAGAAGGTGATTCATTACCCGACCTTAATATGGAAGGTGAAGAGTCTGCAGAAGATTCTGAAGAAAATGCACAAGAGGGTGAGTCAGACTCTAATGACGAATCAAAACCTACTGGTAGTTATGTAGGTGGTAAAGAAGGTGGTTATGGAACTCATGATGATGAAGACGGTGCAAGAGAATCAATCACTGAACATAATGCACATAACAACGAAGGTGACTACATTTCAGACGTTGCACATATCAAATCACAAATTGATTTACCAAAAATCTTCAAGGATAAAAAAGAAGAGATAAACAATATCGAAGTTTCATACAAAGATGTACTAAAAGACTGGAGAGAATTTTGGAATAAAGAAGAAGACAAGAAAAGAAAACCAAGAGGAATAATCGCTGGTAAACACTTAGTTGATAAAAACAAAAAGATTGTTTCTCATATGGTCAAAGAATTTGAAATGAAACAAACTGCACAAAGAAGTAAGTATGCAACTACTGGTAAAACTGGTAAGTTAGATATGAATAGACTTGCGAAGTATCAGATTGTTGATGATGTTTTCAAAAGAGCAATATATTTACCTGAAGGACAAAATCACGGTGTCAACGTAATGTTAGACTGGAGTGGTTCTATTGCAAATGAAGCTCAAGACTTGTTAGAACAAACAATCATACTTGCAATGTTTTGTAGAAAATCAAACATACCTCATAGAATGTATCTGTTCTCTGATTCATATGACACATCTACAGATGATTACAATTGGAGAAGAGACAATGCAAACTTACTTACAATTGCAAGTGACGAAATGTCTAATAGAGAGTGGACTGAAATGTTAGTAAACCTCGGGACACTATGGACTAATTTCACTTTTCAAAGAAATTTCAGAAATCAAGAAAAAGTTATAAAAACATGGAATGGATTATTCGGAGAAGTTGATGAAAAACCTATTGACCAATATTACACTTGGTTCGACTCTCACGTATATCCAAGAGGATATAGACTTGGTGGAACACCTCTTGACCAAACACTGGTTGTAATGAGAAATCTTTTACCTAAGTTCAACAAACAATATAACATTGAGAAGTCAATTCTTACAGTGATTACTGATGGGTATTCACATAGAGCAGACTTATTGGGAAAAACTGCAGAAGAGAACAAGATTATTGAAGAACAAAAATGTGATGATGACTACTACTGGAGAACACCTACTTCAAGAGAAATTATTGACCCATATTCAAAAAGAATTCATTCTTATGAATTAGGTAAAGGTTATAATTCAAACAGTTTTAGAAACACTGCAAATCTTCTAGAGTGGTTATCAAAAGAATGTGGTGTAATAGTCACTGGATACTTTGTTCTAGGGAAGAAAAGAGATATTTACGACTTAATGCACTATGCTACTGAGGGACAAAACATTCAATATGATGTTGATGATGTTTGGAAAGATATCAGAAAAGGTGGATATGTTTTGAATTGTCATGGATATAACAAACTATTCATCACCTCTGCAAGTGCAATAGGTGTTGACGGTAATGATGAATTAGATGATGACTTGGTTGATGCGAAAAAAACTAGAGTTCTTGCCGCTTTCAAAAAAAACCAAAAGTCAAAAAACACTTCAAGATTTTTAACTAACGAGTTCATAAAGGAGATTGCATAATGAGAGACCCGTTGAGAGTAGATGATGCCTACTATATTTCGCATCAAACTGATTATTCTGCATTTGCAGATGCAGTAATGGACGTGGGGCCAGCACCTTGCACTAAGTTTGATTGTCCTAGACAAAAACAATGTGCAGAGGAAAGTGTAGAGTGTAAGGCATTTAGGTATTGGGTAAACGAAGGTGTATTCACAACCTATAGAAAAAAACTTAAGAGAGAAATTTCTATCGAACATGAAATGCAAAAGTTATTAAAACCAATAAAATAGGTTGACAATGCTATGCACTTTTTTGTATACTATAAAAGATGAGAAAATTAACTAACTTTAAAAAGGAGACTGTATGAATAAAAGAAGTTATGACAGAAGTGAATCGATTTCTATAGAAGGAAAACCGTTCCACTTCACACCTGATAGGAAGGAGTTTCTATCAAACCTTACTGCGATGTTTAAAGACAAAACATCGTTTACTAAAGAAGACTTAGACAAAGTAGGTGGAATGCCTTACTGGTGTAAATCTGCAAGATATAATTTTAAAGATAATGGTATCTTTAATCTTACTGCTGTAATAAATGGATACAACGGTGGTTATGAATCCGAGAATGTAGTTCCGATTGCAAAACCAGTTCCTGCAACACCAGTCGCAGTTCAAACTATGCCAGTTGCAGCTGCAACTGAATCAGTGAATGTTCTTGACGAAAAGGTCAAAATCATTCCTGAGAAAATGTCTAACTATGTTCCTTTCGGACATTTTAAAGATATCAAAAACATTATCAAGTCTAAGATATTTTTCCCAGTGTTTGTGACTGGTCTTAGTGGTAATGGTAAAACTCTTATGATTGAACAAACATGTGCTCAATTGAAGAGAGAACTTTACAGAGTTAACATCACTATTGAGACTGATGAGGACGACCTAATGGGTGGTCACACACTAGTCAATGGAAACATAGTCTACAGGGAAGGCCCTGTAATCAAAGCGATGAGAAAAGGTGCTGTCCTTCTCTTAGACGAAGTTGACTTGGGTTCTAACAAACTTATGTGTCTACAATCAGTTCTTGAAGGTAAAGGTTATCTAATCAAGAAAACTGGTGAGTGGGTGTCACCTAAAGAAGGTTTCACTATTCTTGCTACTGCAAATACTAAAGGTCAAGGTTCTGAAGATGGAAAGTTCATAGGAACTCAAATCATGAATGAAGCAATGCTTGAGAGATTTGCAATTACAATGCAACAAGAATATCCACCAGTGACTACTGAAAGAAAAATTCTTGAGAAAGAAATGGAGTTGACTGGTGCAGTTGATTCAGAGTTCGTGACCAAACTAGTAGACTGGGCAGACATAATCAGAAAAACCTACTATGAAGGTGCGATTGATGATGTTGTCACTACTAGAAGACTTGTTCACATTGTCAATGCATTCAGAATGTTCAATGACAAACTCAAGTCAATCACAATGTGTATTTCTAGATTCGATGAAGAGACTAGAAATAGTATTCTTGACCTCTATTCTAAGATAGATGCAGGGGTTGACCTAAATGCAGAAAACCCTGTTGACGAAACAGAGTCTTCAGAGTATAATGATTAATATGTTTGGTAAAAAGAAAACCATTGATTACAAATATAACGAGGACAAGTCCCTAAAGGAATTGTCCTCTTATATCGACAATACCTATGACCAACATTACAGTTTAAACAAATACCAATCCACTGAATTTATAATTGACAGTGGACATGGTGAAGGTTTTTGTATCGGGAACATAATGAAATATGCACAACGATACGGTAAAAAAGGTGGTAAGAATAGAGCAGACCTATTAAAGGTTTTACACTATGCACTATTCATGCTACATGTTCACGATAAACAGGAGACTAAAAAGTGATGAAAATAAGTAATGACACGAGAAATGTCTTAAAAAATTTCTCAACAATTAACCAAGGAATTAGGGTTAAAACAGGAAACAAGTTGGAGACAATCTCTAACATGAAAAACATTCTTGCAGTTGCAACGATAACCGAAGACTTTCCACAAGACTTCAGTATCTACAATCTGCCTGAATTCTTAGGTGCGACTTCTTTATTAGAAGACCCCGACTTTCAATTCAACGATACATCGTTGTCTATTACCGATAGTAATTCTGCAATGAACTATTTCTTTGCAAGTGAAGGTATGGTTGTTGCACCCGATAAGATGATTACTATGCCTGATGCAGAGATTACATTTGACCTATCGTCTACACTTCTGAATGACTTGAATAAAGCATCAAGTGTTCTAGGTGTAAATGATTTAATTCTGAAGTCAGACGGTTCTACTATCACACTCGAAGTGACTGATAAGAAGAACACAACATCTAATACATTCTCAAGGATTGTGGGAACAGGTGACGGAACCACTTATCAAATGAACTTTAAGATTGAGAATCTAAAAATTCTAGACGGAAACTATACAGTGTCAGTATCAAGTAAAGGAATTTCAAATTTCAAAAACAAAGATATAGACCTTGAATACTTTATTGCATTGGAACCTGATTCAAAGTATGGTGTTTAGACTAAATACATTTAGTGTGAATATTGTGCCAGTCTCTGCAATATACACGGGAGTAGTCCATACTCATCAAAGGGTGGATTACACTGTAGACTCGGTGGGGGGTTTACTCTTATGAAACAAGAATTTTTATATGTAGAGAAATACAGACCTCAAACTATTGGGGATACTATACTTCCTGCAAGACTCAAAACTACATTCCAAGAATTTGTAAAGAACGGTGAGATTCCAAATCTCATGTTATGTGGTTCTGCAGGAATTGGTAAAACTACAGTTGCAAAAGCACTTTGTAATGAAATGGGTGCAGACTTCATTGTCATCAATGGTTCAGATGAAGGAAGATTGATTGATACACTTAGAACCAAAATCAAAAACTTTGCATCTACAGTTTCACTTGGTGGAGGTTCTAAAGTTGTAATCCTTGACGAAGCAGATTATATTTCTGCAGAAAGTGTTCAACCTGCATTAAGAAACTTTATAGAAGAGTTCTCTTCAAACTGTAGATTCATATTCACTTGTAATTACAAGAATAGAATCATTGCACCTCTACATTCTAGAACAACAGTTATTGACTTTACAATGACACCTGATGACAAACAAAGACTTGCAAGTGTTTTTCTTGCAAGAATTATGGAGATTTGTGACTTAGAAGGAATCAAATATGACCAAAAAGTTTTAGTAGAACTTATTCTTAAATTCTTTCCCGACTTTAGACGTTGTCTAAATGAAGTTCAGAGATATGGTGTGGGTGGTGAGATTGATACAGGACTTCTCTCTACTCTCAACGAGGAGAAACTCACACCACTCGTTGATATGATACAAGACAAAAACTGGAGTGGTGTAAGAAAGTGGGTTGGACAAAATTCTGATAACGACTTTAATACACTTTACAGAAAATTATTTGATACACTTGAGAGAAGATTGGAACCTAGTTCTATTCCTGCATGTGTATTATTGATTGCAGATTATCAATATAAGTCTGCATTTGCAATGGATAGTGAGATAAACTTCATTGCATGTCTAACAGAAATTATGTCGGAGTGTAAATTCAAAGATGGGTAAACTCAGACAATGGTTTTTTAAGTGGTTGGATAGACAAGTAGAAAGGTCTATGCAAAGACAGGCAGACAGATTGTTTATGAAACATAAAGTCAAAACTACAGACGGAGATAACACATGACACAATATGACGATAGAGTTCAATATCAAAGGGAATTATTAAAAGCAGAGGAATGGTCAAAAACTGTTAAATCAATTCATGCACATTCATTATCTTCTATGTGGTATGACACAAGACCACAAGATACTGAAGACGGAAAATCTGTATTAGATGTAATTTACAATAGTGGACTCATTAAAAGAGAAACACATGACGGACATACACTTTACTTTGGAGAAGAACTCAAAGGTCAAGAACTTGTTTACGAATATCTTAGAAATGTCTAAACGAAATCCTTTTGACTTTGTAAAGTCGGTCTCTTACGACAAAAAAGATATCATGGTTGATGATATCGAAGAGAAATCTTATCAACCCTTTCTAACAAATAAAGCTTTATCTTATCATCAAGATTCAGTCTTTTTTTCTAATGAAATGAACATCAGACACGGTCTAGACAACCGTCTTCAATACCTTTTTTTCCTAAATACTTTAAGGAAAAGACAAAGGTTTTCACAATGGCAGAAACCATACGTGAGTAAGAAACTTGATGTCATAAGAGAATATTATCAGATAAGCACAAAACAAGCAAAAGATTATATGAGTATCTTATCTGATTCCGATGTTCGTAAAATGAAAAAGAGAATGAAAACTGGTGGAAAAGATAATGTATGAACAAGACCAATTAGTCGAAAAGTTAGTAGAAGTTTCCTTCGAGGAACGTGACGACTTTCTAAAAATCAGAGAAACCCTATCAAGAATCGGTATTGCATCTAGACGTGAACAAGAGTTATTTCAATCATGTCATATATTACATA